TCTCTTTGGTCTCAATCAATGACTGAGCCAAGTGACGAGCGTACACCTGACCGATGCGGATGTGGTCACCGTCCTCAACCAAAACTTTGGTCAAAGCGAATGCCAAACCAAAGACTTGGTAGACATAACGCTGGAGGAACAGCACGCCACCTTGTTGGTACGACACAGGAGTGCCGTCAGGCAACTGAGGTGCGGCACCAAATCCATAAAGGACTGGCTCTTCGTGGTAGTTACGGGGGATGCCTTCTTGTTCAGTGAAGACGCGTGACCATTCGTCGGTGCGTTGATCGTATACACCATCAAAACACTCATTCAGAATGGGTTCGACAATCGAGCGAAAGTCGGTACTGCGCATTGGAGCGGCCATTTTTTAGTCCCCCTTAAACTGCGTTAACAGACGCATTGAACTGCGACTCGTTAACTTGAACTTGCACAACTGTGTATGCATCTCCCCATGCGTTATCAACGCCGGGGGTCAAACCAATAATCTTCAACTGTGCAGAAGAACCAGCGGAAACAACCGAGGTGCTAATGGTGCATTGAGAGAGTCCAGTGGTCGTGGAGCCTGCTGTAATAGAGGCAAAATCAGACTGAGCGCCTAAAGTCGTTTGTGCCAACGAGCCATTGGCTTGAATGTCATAAACGATAGCGGGGTCTTGGTAGTAGTATGCAATGGCAGAGCCAGTTGTGTACGCAGTGTTGGCAGGGAAATAATTGCTCACACGACGACGACCAGTAGTGTCAGTCCACTCAAAGCCAGCAAAGGCTCCGAGGAACGCATCACCTGCGGCGGCGGCTTGAATTACACCTGTAGTGTCCAACTTGACGGGCTGGCCCTTCAAGATGTCACTGGTATAGCCAGAAACGATGCCATCAGCCAACGCAACCGCACGATCCAAACCAGATGGGTGGAACGAGGGACGCAGACCAAAGGGCTGGTTCAATGAAGACATAGTCTTACTCCTTGTTTGGTTAAATTCACCCGCTCAGAAAACTGGTGCGGGTAACTGTTTATCAATATCATCCAAACCTTCGCCCTCGACCTGTCCCAACTTGCGCCCAGAACTATCTCGTCCCACGGCCTGCTCTGCTTGAAGGCGAATCTTGTTCGCTTCCTCAAGAGGCGCTTCGTGGTGGAAATGAGCCATAACATCTTGATACAGTTCCATTGGAATCTTGTACAAGAGCATCTCATTGCACGAAATAAACCCAGCGTGTTCCCCAGCCTTGACTTTGTTGCCATCCAGCCCGGGGAGTTCTTCCGCTTTCACAGGAACATACCCAAGTCGAATGCGCTTGTCGATACTGTCATAACTGTTGGTCGTAGATAACCAGCAAAGGTGCCATCCCTTAATATCAGGGACAGACGGCAATGCACTTTGTGTCCATTCGTCCTTCCACGCCTTGCGGCGCTCATCGGCTGACACGAAATTATCCTCTGGTGCCTCTCGACTTTTGTCAAGACTCGCGCGATTTTCGCGTCCACCAGCAGATAGAGATTTTTTTAAACGAGAATCCATTTTCTTAACTCCTATAACCTTGATTTTGTTTGGCTTCCAATGCGTAGCGTCGAATCATCTTCGCCCGTTTATCAGCGTCATCCCACATTCCAGCATCTTTCATGGCTTGGACTTGTTCGCGTGTTAACGCAAACTGATTTTTTCCAATCGCACTACTCGAAGAACTTTCGCGGCCTGAACTCGTCACAACATTCCTTGGTCTAGAATTCCGAATCGGTTTCTCATCGGTATCACCAGTATAACGGTGTGGCAAATACTTTTGCAAGCGGTTGTCAAGTTCTTCCCAATATTGGGGCGTCTTGGGGTTCCAACCCTCTTCAGCCATAGCCTGATCAATCGTCAAAGCGACTTTTGAGTCTGGGTCTTTGCCGTTAGGGTCATACCATTGGTTGTTTTGCATCCAATTGGTCGCATGGCGCTGAAGTTGTGGGTCAGGGGCGCGAATTGTGCGTTCACGCTGGGGCGCGGTGGCCTTTTTGATCACATTGTCAAGGGCTTCATACTCTCGACGAGCGTCAAACCACAATTCCTGCGCCGCAGTGAGCATTTCGCCATTGCCAGTCTGAGTTGCTTCAGCAATTTTCTGTTTTGCAAACAAAATCTTGTTGTGCTTCTCAGTTTTGGCCGCATTCAAGCGTGCAAGGTCACTACCGTGCGACTTTTTTTCCAAAACTGATAGTCTTTCGATCAGTTCTTGGTTCTGTCGGCTCAAAAAGTCCAATTTATGGTCTTTTTCGGTCGAAACCTGCTTGTGGTACTCCTTGCGCTTGAGACGTTTGAGGCGTTTTTGCTCTCTCAAGGCTTCCGCATCAGGGTCAACACCGCCACCAGCGGCCATTTCGGCCTGTCTGGCACGATCATCGGCCTCGTCGGAGTCTTCGTTCTCGTTTCTTGTTGGTGAAGGGATGCTTGCGGGCAAATCAACGGTTGCAGAACCGTCTTTTTCCTCTTGGATCACAATCACTTCTTGTTCGTTTTCGGTACTCATAGGAATGCCTTCATTGCAAGTGGGTCACCAGTAAGTTTGGCGATGACTTCATGGTCGTTTAGAACCATAAAGAGGGCTGGGTCTTCATCAGAATGCGCGTCAGGGACTGGAACCTCCCAACGATCACCACCCCACTTGGGGACTCGGATGTAATCACCAACCTCGCACCAAGTGCCCTCAACCCAAGGCTCCATCGTGTCGCGTTTTTTGAACGCCAATGGGCCAAGTGAGATCACTTTTGCGACCATGTTTTGCCACTTCTCGGTTTCTTTGGTCTCGGAGACCAAAATAATCCCAGCACTCGTTACCGTTTTCTTTGTTCGACGCAGTTGTACTAAAACTCTTGCGCCAAGGGGTATCGCACCGGGGTCTACAGCAGGAAAAGCATCCCGCAAATCGGCTGAATCACCAGCCACCGTGCTATCTGTCATCGTTATCTTCCTTTAGAAGGTTGTTGAGGATTTCAAGGGCTTCCTCAAGTCCTGCGATATGCCCGACTAGGCGTTGGTACGAGGCGTAATCAGCGGCATTACCCGTTGACAAACCTTGCACCACAGCCTCTTTACGCGCTTTTACAGCGCCAATGAAGTCGGAGACATACCTCATGCGTTTCTCTTGTCAACGCCCTTGTTTTGGGAGAAATTCCCGTGGTCGCTGTTAGCCTCTGGTTGCGTCGCTTTTGATTCCTCTTTCATTTGTTGACCGTTGATCCATGCACCAGTCGCATTGCGGTGTTGCTGGCGCACGGCTTCGGATTGCTCGTCTTTAAGGGTAATAGCCATTTCATTCTCCTAAGTTTCGTTGGGTGAGGTTTTGCAGTTGGACAGCAGTCTGCTCCTGCTCTTGTCGAAGTTTGACCTCGTCTAAGGTCAAATCGGCAGTCTTCATTCGCTCTGTCGTGAGGTTGTCCTCGGCGTTCATTGCGATCTTGACTTGACGATCCTTTTCCTTCTGTGCAATTTCCGCTTGGAACTTCTGCGTATCGAAGGCAAGGCGTGCTTGGTCTTCTGCGGCGCGGCGCTGGGTCTCGGCCATAGACGCTTGCAACACAGCCTGTGCCTCGCCGTCCATTGGAGGTGGTGGTGGTTTGAACTGTTGCATCATCTGGCCCAACTGCTCTAGCGCAGGCAACAAGCCTTTGAACACCTCTTCGGTGTCCATCGACAGGTGCGTAGAGGCCAAAGCCACGGCATTGTCGATCTGCTTGACCAGTTTGCTGTCTTCGTACTTGCCAAACTGCACGCCAGTGTCGCCTTGGACATAGGTGGACATCTGGCTGGTGTACCAGAGCATCATGTGTTGCTTGATGTGTTCCAGCGCATTCGGGATGTACTTCGGAGCGATCAGGCGGTTTGAACCCAAAGCAGGATCGAGAGCAAATGCCAAGTGGGCTTGAATGTGAGCCAACTGATCCTGACGCGGGTAAGCGAAGGCTGGTCGGCCCAATGCCATTGCGGAGTTCTCGTCTGCGGCATTCATCTCCGCAGGCTTGCTGGCATTTGGTATCAACTCGTTCACATTCGGAATCTTCAACTGCTTGAGCATTCGATTCACAACAGCACGCTGGTCAAAGATTGCAGGGAACTGTGTGGACAACTGCAACACAGACTGCATCTGGGCCACGCGCTGTGTCTCAGAGAAAATGTGGGGATCGCTGACAGGCACGATGTCGCTGTTGCGCTTGAAGTCTTCCTTCTTGATGGGCAACTCTGCCACCATGTCGCCGCGCTTTTGCTCGTCCAAGTACCAGCGGTTCAAGCGGCCAATAATGCCAATAACCCTGCGCTGGCTCTCGTGCAAGCGTGCGTGGATAGAAGAGAACACTACCGCGCCCTGCTCAATCAAAGCCTGCGTGGTGCCCACAGGCATCGTGGACTTGGCGTCGGCAATCTTTTCTTCAGCGGTGGTCACAACGCCCTTGGCGGCGGTGGTGATCCAGCCTAGCAACTCAAACAGCACCTGCGAGGGTGGGTTGAATGGCATAGGCATCGCAATCTTGCGGATGTCATCGACCCCGGGGGCGCTTTCAATCTCAGTCACCTGCGTCACCTCGATCTGCTGACTTGCGCCAGAGATGCGTGCGCCCTTCAACTTCAGCATCGTGGCCGAGTTGTTGATGTGTGCAGTGTCCAGCAAGGCCCGTAATGCGCCCGTCAAGGCCGCGCTGAGACCTCCGATGAGGTGAGGTAGCCCAACAGCGTATGCGCCCCTCCAAGGGATGAATTTAAACTCGACCATCCAGTCCAGTTTTTCCATCGACTCGTCGCCCTCTTCCCAGTTGCGGTAGAGGCCAAGCACTTTGCTCTCCAACTCGTCAACCATCAGGATGTAGGGCGCGGAGTCGCCATTGGTGATGGGGTCGTCGTCAATCGACAGCCATGTGTAGATGTGGAAGACGCGGCGCAGGCCGTCTTCGTTGTCATCCCACGACTTGCCTTCAATCTTGTTGTTGGCCTTCTCAGCGGCTGTCTGCTCTGGCTCTGCGGATGCGCGGATCAGGCTGATGTCGCGGTACAGGCCACGGTC